CTTGATTCGTACCAATTACCTATATTTTCTGCATATACCCATTCAACGTCACCAGTATTTGCACTTCCTCTGTCTACTTGTATTCCAGCAAATCCTGAAGATACTTCTGTAGCAGTTTCATTTCTATTTAAAATAATTACGTTATCTTCAATTTCTAAATTTACTGTGTCAATAGTTGTTTGACTACCAGTAACATTCAAGTCACCAAGAATGTTAACTGTGCCAGAGCCCGTGTCTAACGTAATCTCTTGGCCAGAGTCAACTTTTATTTTATAGTCTCCGCCACCGGTAATTTTTAGAAATTTTGACATTCTTTATTCCTATATAAAAAGTAGGGGGAACTTAATCCCCCTAATCTAATCTTAGTCAGCTTCGAAATCGTCTGCACCAGTGAAGTCATCAGCTGTACCAGCTTCTTCAATTTCAACTTTAGCATCATCTGTAGCGTCATCAAACGACCAAGCAATCTTTGTGCCTGAGTCAAGTGTTACCATACGTCCTGCAATTTTAACTACTTGACGAGCTGTTCCGCCATCGTCTTTTACAGTAATTGTCATATCACCTACTGCTAAAGTACCTTGTGATTTGTCAACTAAGAAACAATCCATTGTGTGAGTACCATCATAGCAACGGAACTTTTTAGATCCTAATTGCTTTACAATCCAGCCGTTTGCTTCTGTTTGTCCTGTAGCACGATAACGTACTTTAATTTCATTGCCGCCTGCTGTTGGCTCTCCGAAAAATCTTTTATTAATTGGTCTTCCCATTTGTTTTCTCCTATAAAAAGTAGTCCTATTCCCGTTCTATGGGCTACGCTGTGGGTACAGCATAAGTCTGCTTTGCAGCACACTATCTGACACAAGTATTTATCAAAGGTTTAAGAGAAAAGAAAAAAGGCATACCGCATTAGTGGGTACGCCTTTTAATAATAAAGTGATAGGTTGGACTCTGTGAATACCAACAACCCCTTAGTAGAGCCACGCTCAAATCAGGGAACTTCATATTAAACAGTTATGTTTAAAAATACAACTTCGTATCTCTACGCTCTTGCATTGCCACTACAGCTATGAATCAAGTTACAACCTCTACGGATTGCCATTCCTTGCACTATCTAATCTAAACCGTCGTTTAGCTTATGTATTAACTATAACAGATAATAAATATAATGTCAACCACTTTTTATAAAAAAGGAGAAAAAAATGCGGTTTAAAATTATTACATGGGCCGATGTATCAATCGACGATGATAGATACGGTTTAACTGATCATCCTGTAAAAGACACTGTTTCTAATGAAGTAAGACTTTGGCATTCGGGACAAGAAAGAGTACGCTCAACAGATATTACAATTGAAGATTTTAATACCTGGGAAAAAATAAATTAAGTCGTAAAAAAAGGCGCCGGAGCGCCTTTTTTAATCTAATAAAGTTAGACTTAGCTAAATGTTACGCCGTTGGCGATATCAACTTTACCTAAGTAGTCAGCTGCATTACCCAATGACGATGCAGTATTGTTTAACTCAGAATATCCATAACGAGTCATGAAGCTCACAACTGGTTCGAATGTATCTGGGTCAAGTACAACACCTGAACTCATTAATGGGATATATGGGCAATAGAATGCCGCTGCGTCTGATTCACTTGAACCTTTATAACCAACAAGTACTGGTGCAGTATCTGCTGCATATGTGTTAACATATACTTTCATTGCATTGTTCAATGTACCAACCATTTTAGTGTTAGTTGGTGCTTCGAATGTACCTTCTGTTGTTCTTGCGAACGCTGAAGTTGTAGCAGACTGTAGGATAGTTAAAGCAAATGGTGATACCACTGCCCAGTTACCTGCGCCTCTACGTGTACGCTGTGCAATCAAGTTTGACACTCTGTTGATTTGAACTGCAAGTGCTGCATGTTCGTCACCAACAAAAGTAGCTGTACCACTTACGGCCGTTTGGTCGTATGTTTCAGCTGCTGATCCTGCTAATGCACCTAAAGAAGATAATACTTCTTGGTCAATCTCAGCAGTAATCTCTTGTGCAAGAGCTGCCATGATTTCTGCTTCCACATCAATACCATGCTGCGATTGAGCATCTTGAGCTGCTTCAAATGTCCAGCGAGCTGATAGCTTGCGTGACTTTGCTTCCACAGTCTGTTTCAAGATTTGGATTGACAAACGGTTGCCAGGAAGTGCTTCCTGTGCTGCTGTTGATGCTGCTTTATCGTCTACAGCACCGGAATAACCTTCAGCAATTTTGAATGGGCTTAACGCTTCATCGCCTGCTGTTGTGTCTGTTCCGTTGGTGCTGTTAAATGCATCAGCGTAACGTACACGCAAGGTGTGGATTTGACCCACAGGTCCAGTCATTGGCTGTACGCCAACTAATTCGTTTGCGATGACTGTTGGCATCACACGTCTGATCACTGGAAGGATCACACGATTTAATGTTGCGACATTACCGGCAGAGGTTGCACCTGCTGTTGCAGCTTCTGAAAGATACTTGCGAGTATTTTCAAGAGTTGAAGCCATTACAGATTTCTTGTTGCCATTTAGGCCTTCAAGAAGTGCAGTTTTTGTCTCTTGCCAGCGACTTTCGAGTAGTTCTGACATTAGTTTCTCCTTATATTCCAGCAAGACGACGGATGTCAATAACTTGACCTTGATCGCTTGCTTCACTACTAATTGTTTTGTTTACTTTGTTGCCTGTTATTTCTTTGCCTTCTACTAATGCCTTTTTCTTTGCTGGAGCGTTCTTACCATTAATTACTGCCGATAAGTACTTGTTAAACGATTCTTCTAATTTAGAAGTTTTAACTGATTCCAGTAAGTCTAACATAATCTCTTTTTGGTCCTTGCTTAAAGGTCCAGTAAGATCATTTATTTTGCTTTTACGCTGTGCGCTTTCTACTACACGAGCAATCTCTTTATCTTTGTGTTGAATAAGTGAAGTTGCAGTATCAGCTTTTGCTGATGCTTCTGCAAGTAATTTATCCTTCATCTCGACAACTTTCATAAGTTTAGCAGTTTCCGATTTTTCGTTTAGATGACTTGTAGAATATTCTGAAGCAAATGCTTCGAATAATTTACGTCCGAAGTCGTTTTTACGAGCTTCATCGATGTCTTCTTTAAGTTGCGAAATTTCTGCATTAAGTGACTTTTTAACTGTTGATTCAACAAGTTTAGCACTTTGTTTAATGAACGATGTTTTGACTTTTTCAAAGTGTGATTTTGCTTCACGGAGTAGACGCACTTTTGTTTCTGCAAGATCTTGCTTGTCAGTGTGGAACTCTGCAATTTCTTTTGCTAAAGCTTCAACTACAAATTCTTGTAGCTTACCAAAGTTTTCTGCAATGTGCTTTTGGTCGTTATGCAATTCATTGATTTCTCCTGCAAGTTGTTCACTTACAAAACGTTTCATTAAATCTGCATTTTCACGCATTGCAACAGCATATTTTGCTTTTGCTTCTGCTAATTGTTTACGATCTTCAACAAATTCAGCAACTTCCTCAGATAACTTTTCAGTCATCATAGCGTCAATTGCTTCAACCATAGTTGATTTATCATGCTCGTATTTTTGAGCAAATTCTTCACGTAACGTAGCAGTTGCAGTAAGATGATTTTCTTTCACCTTAGCATCCCATGCTTCTTCGATTTGAGCTCTAATATCTTCTGAAACTACATCATTTTCAAATAGTGTTTTTAGTGCATCAATCATTACTTTCTCCTAAGTTATTGGAGTTTGTTGATCATATTGATCAACGATTCCTTTAGATACTTTTGTGCCTTGTCATCATGTTTTGTTGCCTGTGCTAATTCGTATGCCTGGTACCCTCCTCTACTATTCATTAAATGTTCGTAGATTGGTGTTGGGTATGCACCAGGGGCGCTTGGCTGAGCCACAACGTCCACGGTGATTATTTCGAAATCAGAGACGGTGTTACTGCCGTCTTCTGCTACATTTCCACTACCTCTCGATGAAACACCAAGTTTAACGCCGCTTTCAAGCATTGTCTTTACAAGTTGTCCCATCGGAGTTGGTAGTATTTTTAGTTTACCATAACCGTTTGCATCGTCCATCCACATTTCTGTAATCATGTGCGAAACACGGTCTAAGTTAATATTTAGGCCTTCTGGATGATCAACTTCTCCGAGAACACTATATCCTCCAGTTATTTGATCATTGAGAGTTTTGACAGCCCTGCCAATTTCATTTATAGGATACGTTCGCTGATTAGCGTTACGTACTCCGCCCTGAATACAAATTCCCTTCATAAACAGGTCTTTTCCTTCGTTGGCATTCTCAACAACTATTTTAGCTTGATCGAATGTCAGATGCTCTCGTAAGTTTCTCATACTTCTTTCCTAATTAAGAACCGATAGTGCTCTTTGCTGTTGCACCGCTTTCACCGGATCCCTTTTTTTCAGCGCCGTGTCCTTTAGGTTGTGCCTTCATTGACTTCGATGCCTTACCGCCTGGAACATTTACATTGCCAGCTGTTTCATCTTTTGCTGAATCTGCTGAACCGCCTGTTTCATCAGCGCCTTGAGCAAGATTACCTGCTGTGCCGCCCATGTCATTTTTACCAGCTACTGCTGATTTTGTTCCATTGGTTCCTGTATCACCCATTGTAGCTGATACTTTTTCAACGTACTCACGCATTGTTTCCCCTACGCTTTTTGCTGATTCTTCTACTTCTTCATCTGATGCTTCTTCTACTTCTTCATCTGATTCAAAAGCTATTGCTTCTTCTTCTGCTTCGTCGTCTGCATCCATGTCCATTTCTGGCTCATCTTCTGCTTCGTCGTCGCCCATCATTTTTTCAAATTCTGCTTTTAAGTCATCTAAAGCATCTTCAAGGTCTACAACACGATCTTCGATATCTTCGT